TGCCGTCGACTTTCAGCCGCTGCTGCTCAAGTAGGTGCTCGATGTACGGCCCGTCGGCTAATCGGTCCCACTCGACGTGTTCCGTTTCCTCTGCCTTGGCAACTTTGGGCATAGGTTCTGTCGCCGGCATCGTCACGTCGTACCACTCTTCGTGCGGTTTGCCTGCGGCCTGCTGCTCACGTCGCATCTTCACGGCCGCCCGCACTAGGTCATTGGCGTCTGCAATCGCTGGTGTCATTTGGTTCCCTTCCTCAGATCCCTATCGCAAAACAATGGGTACGCTCGCGTCACTTCGTTGCGGCCGTGGTCGATGATGGCTAGGCCTTGGCACGGTCGCTCCGGTGAGGCAACCCGCTCAGCGTATGGCGAGTGTCCAATGACTGAGCCGTTCGCCACGTACCTCGCACCACGCAGCCAGCCGAAAGAATGGTAGTGCCCGAAGATCGTCAGGTTGGCCTTGCGTCCTGCGTCCCACCTTGCGATGGCCTTGCTCGCCGGCAGGGCCAGGCCGTAGACGCCCCCAGCGAAACGAATACTGTGGCCATGGGTTGTGCGAACGAGGAAGCCATCGAGGTCCACGTACCCAAGGTGGCCCTCGGCAATCCGCCACTCGACGTTCTTGTTCTGCTCCTCGCGGGCGAGCGTGAAGTACATCATCTGCTCCCACGAGTGGTCGAGCTCGGTGGCGATGCGGTTCTTCTCGGTGCTGCGGCCGTGGTTGCCGGCGTTCGTTGCGATGATTACCTCCGCAGCATTTGCGGCGATTGAGTCGATTAATCCCCGCAACCGCTCGGCGATCCACCGCGTGGCGTTCATCGGCGAAAGTGCCGCCACCTCCATGCAATCCGGGTGGATGTGACCCGTGATGAAGTCGCCGCCCAGCCAGATGAGCACGCGTCGGATGTTGGCCTGGTTGCGTTCGTGTTGCAGGCACGCGATGAATCGCTCCTCGAGCTCGTCCATCCGCAGCTGGCACACGTCGAGTGAGTAGTCGTTCTCGCCGTTGACGGTTTCGGGCAGCACTCGCTCTTCGCAATGGACATCCGAGAGCATCAGCACTGCCGTGGCGTCGTGCTTCGCGTGGCGTACCTTTTTTGGTACAGCACGCTTGGCAGGCTTAATCCCCGTGAGCCCAGCGATAGAGTCGGCTCGCTCACGCTCGGCGTCGATGGCCGCGAGTGCCGACTTGTACCGCCCACGCAGCGACGCCACCTCAGAGCGGAGCCGGGCAACCTCGGCATCGGCCGCCAGCTGGCTCGCAGAAGCAAGCCCTTCGGCGACCGCGTCGGTCAATCTTTGCTTCGGAGCCATGCGGCGAGCACCTTTTCTGAGGGGAGTTGCCAGCCGCGATCCTTGCCGATGTTGACGGTAAGGCGAGCCAGCACGTACGGCTTCGCGCCCAGAGAGCCAGCGTGGAACCGGTCGCGTAACGCCGTGAGTTCTTCCATGACTCTGTCGCCCACTCGCGTCTGCCAGTTGGACTGCACCCGCATGGCCGACTCGACTGCGTCGCACAAACTCTCCTTAGCCATTCGTCACCTCCCTGTAGCCGAGAGCCCACAACACCTTTGAGATGTCCTTGCCCGCCTGCTCTGTGTGCTCTTCGCTGCCCGTTGGGTACAAAGCGTGGAGCAACTCATGGATGATAATGGTGAGCTTGTGGCGTCCACGCAGACCGTCGTGGATCAAGATCCTGGGCCGCTTCGACTTCTGCGAGAACGTGTAGCCGTAGGCACCGCCCTCGAGCTTGGTGAATCGGACAAGCCATCGCTCGTCGCCGTTCAACGTGAAAACGTGATCTTCCACGGGCTGGCCCTTTCGCCCTCCACAGTAGAGGGGGCGTCAACCAATAGCCCTGGCCCTGCGGCACGCCAGCAGCACCAACTGCCTCGCACCCATGTCAGTCCACGGCAGGATGGTGCGGCCGTCTGCCCACCGCTTGGCATGCTCGGCTCGCATCACGTCGAGGATGGACGCCATGCCTTCGCCTTCGCACCAGTCAGGGCCGAGCGTGTCCATCTTGCGGGCCATAGCGTTGCATGAGCAGGTCGGCGTGGACTCGATGCCCAGCCAGTCCTTCAGTAGTGCCTTGAGTTCTGTGCCGCAGCGATAGGCCGGCGGCTTCGCCAGCGAGTCCTCGATACCCAACTCGGCAAGCATGGCCGTGGCAGCGTCTCGCAGCCCTGGCGGCGGCTTGTAGCCATCACGGGCAGCCTTGGGGTACGCCTGGTGCTCAACGTCCACGTCAAAGAAGCCGTTGCCCAGGGCTACCGTCAGCACCGGGCGGATCTCATCTGCGGTGTAGCCACGCTGGCAGGCGCGAAAGCACACGTCGAAGGCTCTGAGTTTCATGGGGCAATGACAACCGTGAGCTCGGGATCCGTGAACTTGCACGGGTCAAAGTTGCCGGTGCCACCGCAGGTGTCGTCGGTGGTGTTGCCGCTTAGCGTCATCGTCACAACTGCCGCGCTGCCGTCAAAGCATTGGTAAACGGTGCAGTCGTAGATTTCGGAAACAACCACGTTTTCCCACGGCGTGTAGCTTCCCCCAAGTAATCGAAACCCGGTGCCTTCCTGCCCAACGCTGACGGTAAAGCTCTTTTCGTAGCCGCAAGTAAACAGGCCGCCGCCGCTGAGGATCGTAACTCCGATTTCCCTTCGGGTTGCCTGCGTGTAACTGTCTTCCGCACCGTATCGGCCAGTCGTGTTGCAAACGAACTCGTCGATATTTTCAGTTGCGTAGTAGGTGTTAACTCCGCCTATTATCTGCTCAACCGCAGTGAGCCCGCACCACTCAAATACGAGCGACACGGTCTTGGCAGGATCAGGAACCGGAAACGGTGCGTTTGCACACTCGTCGTCGCCTGTAAGTACGCGGATACCTTCCTCGTCGCAGCAGCACTGCTGGGCCGGTGGGCCGCAACACACGCACACCATCAGGGCACCCGCAGTCGTAGGTAGGTGGCGGTCGCTGTCTGCGACATGACGGTGATGCTGGACGTTGCCGGCGTTTGAGAAACCGTGATGGCACAGCTGTTTGTGTCGAGTGTGGCACTAATCGTGATGCTCCGCATGATCGTCGTGGCCGCCGTCTGCGTCACAAAGATCGCCGTGCGTGCCTCGAGCACCGGCACCACCAGCCACCACGACGTGCCCTCCCTGCCCACGATGCAGTTCTCAGCAACTGAGTGATTGTGAGTGATGGGCCAGGATAGATTGGTGACGCTGGCCGTCGCCGTCGGTGCGTACTTAAACGTCACGACCTTGCTGGCGTTGATGGCCCATGAGCCAGTGAACGTCGCGGCCCGCACCTGCTTTCGTGCGGCCGGAAGTATCGCATCAAACGTCAGCGGCTTGCCCTGCGGCGTCGCCAACTCCGCCGCACGCACCACGTCCGCAATCCGCTCGGCGGACTCAAGGGTGAACTGCACGGCGTCTTGCGGGCTGCGTGCCATTACGATGGGGGCGTGCCAAAGAGTGTCTTAAAGTTAGCCGACGGGTTCACTCGACGATTGAGAATGTCTGGCCTGCCGGACGCTTGCTGCTGCCCGCTTGAGAGCGGCATCGGCGTCGGGCTTGCGATCCATTCGGCGTTCTTATCGTCGAACACCATGCACCGCCGTTTCTCGCCACCCAGAAGAAAGTTCCACCCCACGTCAGGGATTAGGAGCACCCAACCAGTCTGGCGATACTGCAACTTCCACTCGGCCGCCCAAAACTTGTACTTAGTTGCGGCAACAACCTCAGTGACCTGGGTCACGTTGCCGCCAGACATTTTCCAGCCGTAGAGTCCTGCACCTAGGTAGGACTCGTCATTGACTGAGTTGATGGCAGCGATCTGCGACGACGGAAAAGCGAGGTAGTTCTTTTTGATCGTCGCCGTAATCATGCTCTCGTCAGCGACGAGCCCTTGCAGGTAGTCGTTCGCACTGTTGACCAGCGACCTTGGGTCAGCATTGCCAGAACCATCGTAGTACCTAAGTGCTGCTATCTGGCTTGGCTGCCCTTCAAAAGTCCAAACTGCCGCACGGTTGTACGGGATCAGAATCTCTTCGGGGTCTGTGATGCCGTATTCGGCGATCACCTCAACATGGTAGGGCGAGTCGCTGAAGCGTTCGTTGATCGTGAACTTGCGAAGGCTATAAGCCGTCATCGTCGGATGCGCAGTGCCGTATCCGCCTGAGACGCAGAGGGTTGTGATGTCCGTCTCTGTCGGCGGGTTGTTGGCCAGCGTGTCATCGGTGAGCACGACCGCAAACCGGCGGATGGCACGCGGTGCTTCGCCAATCCCTTCCTCGACTGTGCGTGCCAGTTCAATGGCAGATACGACGCCCACTAGTTGAATCCTCCGACTCGGGCCGCACCGACAATAGCGACCGGCTGGTTGAAGTAGTTGCTCGCCGCCTGGCCGATGCCGACAGCAATCTTCTCGAGCAGCTTGGTCTGAAGCCGCTGCTGGATCATCGCAGGGTCTTGTGCCGATGCGGCCAAGTCAGTCACCAGCGTGGCACCCTCCACGGTGCGGATGTCGGTGGCTTGAATCGTCTGCGCCCCCAGCGTGTTGAGCTTGCGGATTCGCTCTTCCTGTCGGGCGGCCTCAGCCTCGATGGCTTTGCGTCGCTCCTCTTGGATGCGGGCCTGCTCTTGGGCGTAGGCTTGCTGGGCTTGCTGCTGCTGTTGAGCAAACGCCTCCTGGGCTTTCAACTGCTGGTCAGCGTAGGCTTGCTGTTCAGCGACTGCTTTCTCTTGCAGCGACTTCTCCAGGGCTACACGATCCTCGGCAGCCTGGGCACGAGTCTTCTCAGCCTCTTCAATATTCTTGATCTCGTTATTGAACAAGTCTTGCTGGCGTTGCACCTCTTGGTTGAACGCCTCTTGGTTCAAGATCCCAGCCTGTGCTTGCTCTTGAGCGGCGGCGATACCTTCCTGCAACCGCACGGCAGCATCAAACCCGGCCTGGCCGAACTGCTGAGACTTGGCGATCAGCCCGTCAATGCCGTTATCAACAGCAGCGAACGCTGCCTGAAAGCCTTGGCCGAAGCCCTGCTCTAGTGCCTGCTGCTGGTCCTCGAGCTTGGCTTGCAGTTGGTCTAGTTCTGCCTGACGTGCTGCGGCGGCGTCGGCCTGGGCTACGTTGTCGCTGGCACGGGCTGCGGCCAGCTGCTCCGACACACGGGCCTGCTCACGCTGGACGGTCAGCAAGTCCTGCTCAAGGCGGGCCGCTTCGTCGTTGGATGACAGGAGTTGGTTGAGCCGCTCCCGGTCGCCATCGATCAGTTTTCTTTGCTCGGCCTCGGCCTGCTTTAGCTTGTCGATCTGCTTGTCGTATTCAGCGTTGGCTGCGGCCACTCCGCGACGCAGGCTCTCTTCGTTGATGAATCCGTTTTCAAACTGCTGGCCAAGCTCTTGGATCTTTGTCTGAAACTGCAACGCAGCATCGAAGCCAGCCTGGCCAAACTGTTCGGCTTGATTAATGGCTTTGCTGATTTCTTCGTTCAGACTAGCCAGCGTCTTCTGGGCGACAGACTCAATCTGAATCTCTAGCTTGTTGTCTTGCTCAATCCTGCCGAGCTCTTGCTTAAAAGCCTCGCCAGCCTTGGCTGCCTCACGTCGAAACGTCTCCTCATTGAAGAGCCCGGCGTCTAGCTGTTCCTTCAGGCGGGCGATAGCGTTTTGATATTCCAGTGCGGCGTCGAACCCTGCTGCACCAAAACGCACAGAGTCGTCGATGGCCTGGCTGACGCTGCTGTTGATTCCTTGTAGCGTCTTCTCAAACTCCTTTGCGAACCCAGCGTCGAGCGGCTCTTCCATCTCCGCACGAAGATCGCCAACAGCCGTCGCCGTTTTTTGATTGCTTCCCGTGAGGTAGTCAAACAGGCCGTTGACTGCCGCTAGCCCATCACTGAGCAATCCAAATGCGGACCCGAGCCCATCTAGCAACGGAGTCAGAACAAATCCAATCGCTTGGGCGAGCCTTGTCACCGTGCCGATAAGGTCAGCGAACAGATTGGCAACACCATCAACGATTCCAGCAAACGGCAACAGCGTTGACTGCCCCAGCCCGGCAAGCGATGTCTTGACGTTGTCGAAGGCCTGGCCAAGAGATCCGATTCTGTCTCGGTCAATCTCGCTAATGGTGGCCGAGAACCTTCGCAGAGCCTCTTCGCTTTCGCCGATGGCGTTAAACCCTGGCAGCAGCGTCAGGCCAGCCTTACCAAGAGTCTCGGTCGCCAATGCTGCACGCAGGGCGGGATCTTCAATGCCCTGCAATGCGGCTGCTGTCCTCTCTGCTAGTGCCGACGGGTCGAGGTCAAGCAGTTCCTGCTGAGAGATGCCTAGTTTGTCAAAGGCTTCTGCGGCCTTGCCTGTTCCGCTTCGTGCCTCGTTGATATTCACGGCCAGCCTTTGAATGCCGGCAGCCAGAGAATCTATCGACACGCCGCTACGCTTTGCCGCTTCGTCAAGGATTTGCACTGTCTCAAAGTCAGTGCCGAGCCGCAGGGCAGTGTTGCCCAGTTGTTCGACTCTGCCCTCAAGGTCAACCAGGCCGCGAGTGATAGCGGTGGCAGCGGCACCAAACGCTGCGAACGATGCAATGCCGATATTCAATGGAGTCGCTAGGGCCGTAAGCTGTGAAGAGATGCTCCGCACCCCAGCCGTAACGCCACCAGAGAAGACCCTATTCAATCCTTCGGCCGCAGACGAAAGGCCAGAGAACCGGCCGGCGATGTTGCCGAGCGGTCCAGGCAGTGCGGAAAGGATGCCGCTGATCTCGTTAAACTTGAGGCCCGCCGCAGCGGCACGGCCCGTCTCGTCTGCGAACGTGTCAGCAGATCCAGCGGCACGCTCCAGGGAATCGTCCGCCCTGGCCACAGCCCTGGCGTACGTCTCCTCAGTGATGGCGTTCTTGGCGAGCAGTGCATCAAGTCTCTGTATCTCGTCGCCGTGCCGCTCCTGCGCTGTGCGAACCTGCTCGGTAACTCTGGCACCCTCAGCGAATGCGTCGGCAGTTTCTCGCACCTCTCGCTGAAGGGCGGCGTACTGGTCAGCGTAGGCCGTGGCGTCCAGCCCGCTCTCAAGTTGCTTGGCGAGGGCGGCAAACTTCTGATTGAACTGTTCTTGCGTGGCAGATGCGGCAGCATTGGTTTTCGTGAACTGCTCAAAGACCGCTGTTGTCTTGTCGGCTGCCTTGCCAAGGTTCTCCAACGCCCGCTCGGCAGGCGTAAGGCTCTTCACGACGCCAGAGGCGTCAGCTGAAACCTTCATCGCAAGTGACAGGATATTGGCCATGGCTATTCAAACATTGCCGAGAGTTTCGCCAACTCTCTGGCCATCTCCTCTGTGGTCTGCGGTGGTTTCTCTATCGGTACGAAATCTGACGCCTTCGCCGCTTTTCCTCGTTCGCTGTATGGGGCCAGGATGGCACTCGTGAGCAGGCCCGTCTGTTGCCATGGGTCAGGCAAGGCGTGGTAGTAGCGAGTGAAGGCCACCCACTCTGACAACTCCTGCGAGTCCATGCGACGGGACAACTCCCTGACCGTCATGCCTAGATGCCCGGCGAGGCGAAAAAGAAACCTTCGCATCGGCCGGGCCTTTAGTTTTTTGCGAGTTCCTCCACGTCATCCGAGGTCATGTTGTTGTGCTTCATCGCCTTATCAAACAGTTTCGACACGACAGCCGAAGACTTCTTCGCCAGCTGCTCGATGCCCTTCTCGTCAAAGAGCCTGTCGCCAGTCTCGGGATGGCACAGGCAGCGGGCCAGGTACTTCGTGCGGAAGTTATCGATACCGGTGGACTTGTTACCGATCCACTCACGCTCATAGCTGTCCCGCTCTTCAACGGTCATCACGCGGATGCCGAGCACCAGGGGCTTGCCATCGGCGTCCTTCCACTCCTTTACCGTCACCTTCAACAGCGACAGGTCGTCAGAGGCAAGGATCTGGGCGGCGAGTTCTGCGACGGTCAGGGCCATGGGATCTCCTAGGATTGAATGCGTAACGTGACGCCGTAGCGGGCCACGTCGTTGACCACGCCCTGCAACGTGAACCTCTCGAGCACGGCCTTGCCTGAGTAGGCGAGCCCGCCGCCAGTGATGGCGACCGCAGCCCTTTTGCCGTACTTAGCCGTGGAGATGTTCGCAGTCGTAAGGCACGCTATCTCTATAGTGCCCACGTCAAGCGTCCACGTACTCCCGCGAGCAAGAGGCAGCGAGCCGCCGTGCGTGACTCGCAGTTCTGTGACTTCGCCAAAGTTGACGGTGTCCCAGGTAGCGGTCACGCCAGTCGCATACGTAGCCATGACGGTCCTCCGTCTGGCTTACCGCTCGAGCTTGATCGTCGCCTGGCCCCGGATGGCGTCCTGCGTCGCAAGCGTCAGCGTCGAACTCGTCACGGTGCCAGCCTTGCCGCTCACGCCCGAAAGAGCCGTGCCACCGATGTTGAGCACGAAAGAGCCGGTGCTGCGGTCAGCCAGAAAGGTCTTGCCGATGTAGTCGAACGTGACACTGCGGCCGGTTTCGCCGGAGGCCGCACCAGCCAGAGGCAGCTCGAGAGTCCGGGCAGTCTCGCCAGCGGTCTGGCCGAGATGCCCTACAGCAATCTTGTCTTCGTCTGCCGTTGGGTCCGTGGCACTGACCACGATGTTGGTCACCGTGTAGGTGACGCTGTTGAACGTCAGGACTGTGCCAGAACCATCATGCGGCGTCTCGAAGGGCATCTCTTAGATCTCCTGCCAGAGGATTGAGTACTGTTGGTTGACCGTCAGGATCGGCGGCAAGTCTCCGCCGGCCAGCTGCACCACGCCGTCTGACTCAGTGTCTAGCGACACGTTTCGGACGCTCACGTAGTTTGCCACTGAGGTGCCGTACCCATCCAGAACCTGACGCACCTTGTCGGCGATGTCACGGGCCTCGCCGTAGGTCACAGCGAACACGTCCACGGCCAGCAAAACCACGCCCATGCCCATCGGGCCACCGAGCGTTTGGTTTCTCTGGACGCCTGTACGACGCCAGGTCACGAACGGCAGATCAGCCGAGGCGGGTGCCACGACTGGATACACACGCTGGCCCACTACGGCAGCCACCGCAGGGTCGGCGACAAGGGCATTGGCCAGCAGCTGCTCTGGGCTCTTGAGTGGCATTGGTCAACCTCCTGCGGCTTCGATCGCGCCGGTGATGGTGCCGGTGCCTGACAGGGCAACCTTGGCCAGGGCGGCATCTAGGGCGATCCCGAGCTCACGCCGCAGGATCTCGCCGATCTGTCCTTGTGTCTGCGTGAGAGCAGTCTGCACGGGCGGCCTGCCTGCCCTGCCGCCTGCCGGCGTGGCTGGGATACGCAGGGCACCCTGCCCCTTCTTGCCCTTCATGAAGAACGCATAGGGCTGACTCTTCGTGCCGTCCGGGTTGATGTCGAACGGCCCGCGAGCCGCAAGGCTTGATGCGATGATGGCCCCCTGGCCCTTGACCTGGTGGGTGGTGATGCTGGCCACCTTGCCAGACTTCATCCGGCGGGTGTGGGCCTTACGCTGAAACGGCTTATTGGAGACCTTGGTGACCACTCGCTCTTTGGTGCCGAACTCCAGCCACCACTGATGAAAGCCACGCTCTTTGCCGAGGCGAACGCTGCCGGCTGTAGACGTGCCCTTCTCTTTGGATGACTGCCGATAGCCCACGAGACCCACGGCACCGCCGTTCTTTGGGTACTCCTTCACCTTGTAATGCACGGCACGCTTCAGGTTGCCAGTCGGCCCCATTGGGGTGACTTCACGCAGACGCAGGTAGGCCGGCCAGATGGCACGCTCTAGAGCCTCGCCGAGAACCTTGGACAGCCCGGCGTTGCCGTCCGGCCCAAACACATTCCTCAACGCATCCTGAGCCCGTTGCAGGTCGCCGGCGTCAAGACTTACAGATATGAAGCTCACGTCGCCTCCTGGCACAGCAGCTCGTGCTCGGTGCGGTTGCCGTGCTCGAGCAGGCTCACGATCTCAAGCGTGCGGCCACGCCACTGGAGACGCATCTGCTGGGTGAGCCCGCTGAGATACCGCAGGCGTACCCTGTGGCTGGCCTCGGTCTGCTGCTGGCCCTGCAGGAAGAACTCACGGGACGAGATACCTTCGACGCTGGCCCACCGAGTGGCAAACGTGCTCCACGTCTGCACGGCCTCGCCCAGCGTCGTGCGGCTGTCGGTCGCCTGCTGCACCGTTACTCGCTCGCGTAGTTGCCCAGCGTTCAATCCGCACCCCACATGATGATGGTGTAGGTGCCGGTGCCGGATTCGGGCAGCACTTGGATCAACGGCTCAGTGGCCGTGCTGATCTGAGACACAGCCACAACGTTGTTCTTTGACCAGAATCGCCACTGCTCAAGGTCAATGTCTGCAAGGCGTGCGAGGCTCGCACCGCTCCACGCAAAAGCGATGTGTGCCGGGTTGCCCAGCAACGCAAACCCGCCAGAGGCGTCACGGTAGTCGGCGTAAGTGATTGACCTGCCGGCCGTGCCCGCGGTGCCAGTGACCACGATTGCCTTGCCGGTGGTGTAGCCCGTACTAGACGCCAACGACAACACCTTCAGCCGGTCGCCAGAGCGGTCGTGAAACAAGGCGTCAACAGTGATGCGGCCGTCGATGCTCATGAGTCCCCGTAAACGACGAGTGTGTAGGTGCCAGTGGTTGAGCAGGCGGACATCGCTAGATTTGTGTTCCCATTGTGAGAGCACACGGCAACT